GGCCTGAATGGCGTGACCCTGATGTTCGACATATTTTGCATCGGCATTGTCACCATCGCCGACCAGCACGGTGAACGGGCCGAACGACAATTCGCCAGAAAGCGAAGCGCCGCGCAGAAACAGAACAGCAAAGCGCGAAACAGTCAGAATGTTGCGCTGGTCCGAGGCCGATTGCCAGTGCGCAATGTTCAAGGAGGCAAGATTGTCAAGAGGCGAACGCGCCGTGAAAATGCCTTTTTTCTCACCAGACAGGAACGTGGCCAGGGTGACATAGGGCAGACTGTAATTGCCCTCCGAGAAAACAAACCAGTTGTCCTCCTTTTCCGACTTGCGCCACACTTTCCAGAACGGTGGCTCAATCTCGCGAACCTGCATGATCAGCTTCTGGGAATAGCCATCCCATTCGACGACGCTTTCCCGGATGCGAACGTGAACGAAGCGCTCTACCCCGTTGACCATGGCCTTTCGACCGTCGATCAATTGCTCCGCGGAAATCGGCACCCAGCGCGGCCTGCGGGTCAGGTCATCGGCGGCAGACTGCGGAGCGACAGGGTCCATGTCAATCAGGATGTGCTCCGAGCCCTTGGCCAGCCCTCGACGAAAGCTCTCCCGAGCAAAAACGTCAATGTTGTTGCCCGCCTGGTCGACGTTTTCCAGAATGCTTCTGATGCGCGGCGGAACATCGTCGCCAATGGCCATCGGCTTGGCGAAGGGCATGCCGACCATGGTCGAAAGCGTCTGCTCGAAACCGCCGAACAGCACGCTGGTCGACAGGCGGCGCTCGTAAGCCTTCTGCGTCTCCTTTTCGAACCGGGGCAGCAACCTTTCCCCGGCGGCACGCATGGCGTCCGTACCGCCAAGCAGAGCGTCAACACGCTGCCAGCGCAGCTCGCAGGCGCTGTGCTCATTCGCCGGTGTGTTGACAGAAGCAATATTCATCAGAATGCGCCAACGTGCGTTGACATGTTGCGGGGGGCGATCATCAGGTCGTGATAAGCCCACACCAGCGCGTCAACCCGGTCCGGGCTGTAGCCCGCTTCTTTCGGGTCAAAGTCGCTGGTGAACGAAACCATCTGGTCCTCCAGTTCCTCAAAAGTGCCAGTGTGATGGATTTTGCCCTGCTCATACAGCGCGGAAACCGGCTCCGCACGCGTCACCTTGCCACGGCTGGCGCGCACTGCCCGATAGCTGATGCGCGGAGCGACCTGGCGAATGACGCTTTCGACCAGCTCGCCGCCGTTGTTGACTTCCGCAACAAGCCGGTCGGCGCTGAACTGCTCGTAGGCGTTGACCGCCGTGCGTGCCCAGCCCTCTGGCGTCTGGCCCTTGGTCGACAGGTCGGCCAGCGTGTAGCCATGCCCGTCGACGCCAATGCCGGCCACCACTATGCCGCACTCGTCAGCATCATCGCCGGAAGAAACAGGAGGGTCGACAGCCACCACCACTCGACGCATTTCCGGATAATCTTCCTCTCCGATGCGGAAGCGATCCAGCAGGTCAGCCGTCCAGAGTGCATCCGGCGTGTCCTCCCCCCATTCGCCATCGCGAAATCTTTTTCTGCGGCTGGCGCTCATGCTGTTGAGAAATTCAAAATACTCGGCCGGCAGGTTCTGCTCGTTGTCATCCGGGTTAATGCGCATTTCCGCGTACTGCGAAAAATCGGGAACAGGTTCCTTTGTGCCGGGCTTAAGGCCTTTCACCCACAGCTGATAGGACCAATGGGATTTGGGCGGCGGGTTGCAGTCGTAATATGCCCGCAGCTCGAGGTCGGTCTTCTGCGCCAGGCGGGTCAAGCTGGTTTCAATCACGCTCCAGGAGATCTGGGAGATCTCGTTGAACGTCATCGTTGCATATTCCTGGCCGAGGATTTTTTCGACCCGTTCCTTGTCATCCAGACCAGCGCAAACGATTCTGGAATTGTTGGGCAACGTGATCGTCAGGTCAGACTCAGACTTGTCGTAGGGCAGACCGGGGAAGCACATGCTCATGACCTTGGGCAGCGTGTCTTTCCAGATGGAAGCGTCAATGTGCGTCCGCCGGGAACGCAGTATGGCATGTCTGCTGTCGGCGGCCTTTATCGCCCGGATGACATTTGCCCGAACCAGCAGCGTGGTCTTGCCGGAACGGGAACCGCCACGCAGCAGAATGTGTCGAGCACCGCTGCCCAGCAGCCTGTTCGCAACCTTCTGGCGCTCGGTCAGCTGGAAACCGGGCAAGTTACAGGTTCACGTCGTCAGGAGTGATGTTGACCGTCATGTCGCCCTTGTGCTCGATGATGGTGCGATCCGACCAGCCCATGCGCGCCTTGGCCCAAAAGATCATCGATTTTTCGTTGCCCTCCAAAGCGCTGCGCAACAGACGGTTGCCGACCTTGGCGTTTGCTTCCAGCGCAGCAGCACGCAGCTCTTCCTGGAAGTGCCTGTGTATGGTGTCCTCACTCACCCCAAGCAAATCGGCAATCATCAATTGAGTAAAACCAATAGACGCAGCCATTTTTACTTGGCGGCGATTTTTAGGCGTTACTTCGAACGGCTTGAAAGAAGTTTTGTTGGCTCGATAGTTTGAGTTGTGCTTGGATTTACGCTTCAAAACAGACGTCAATTTTACCTCCCGCGTGGAAAACAACCGCTCCCCGTAGGTAGCAGCTTGCCAGGCTGAGCGGCTGGACGACACTTCCCGAAGGCGGCCCCACGCGATACGCTCAAATCGGCTCTGAGATCCTGCTCAGAACCGAGGGCGGCATCGTAAGCACAGAATTTTTAGCAATGCAACAAAAAATTTTGCCCTTTTTTATGTCAATGATCCTGAACGGCAGGCCTGTGAATGCCCCGGATTTGAAAATATATTGACGACCCTTGATCAATCGAAATTCAAACTCAGGAGCAAGCAAGTTGAGTTTGCTTGGATCAAAGTTCAAAAAATCAACACAGGCTATTTTGCCACCGGACATAAGCCAATTTGGATTGATTTTTACTTTATCGCAGAAATCAATTGCTTTTGATTTGTCTTCAGGTTTGACGAAAAGATAGCCATTGAATACGTTCTTTTTGAAATTTATAACCTTTTTAACGCGGTTTCTTTTTTTTACTTCAACCATGAATTTTTTGAAGATGCCCGGCTCAAAATTATAGACCGGGTTTCTGCTCATCAGGACGATATGGGCACCGTTAAGCATTACATTCCCCCGCACAACTCAAGAACACAAAGACAGACACATGGAGCGGACGCAAGCATCAAGCTCCTGCCATTCACCAGCGCAATTCGAGCGGAAGATCGCAGCCGTGTTGTTTTGCTGTATGTCCACCAGCTGGTGAGTCAGCACAAAGCCGCGCTTGTGCCCAAACAGCCACAGGCTGATGCCGCCGGCACGATTGAACCGGAAATGCCAAGAAATTTGCGTCGGTCGTATCTTCTCGCAGCAAATCCAGCCATCAGCGGACCCATTCATGACCTTGAGCTCAACCGGTACGATCCTGCCGTCAACCAGAACGTCCAAGTCTGGCCTGCCGACGCCGGCACTGCCTGTCGGCTCCAGCCAGTCCGACCAGCCATGCCAGTGCTTGCGCACCAGCGCACGGACCCTGCGCTCGGCCACAGGTTCCAAAGTTCTATTTTGAACACAAGTTTGGCTCTTATACCTCTTCTTTCTCTCCACCCTTCTTCTCCTCACGAAAAGGGCAAACTTGTGTTCAAAATAGAACTTTGGAACCGCACCGACCAAATCTCTATTAACCAGCCACAGGTTCCAAAGTTCGGTTCCGAACACAAGTTTGGCTCTTATACCTCTTCTTTCTCTCCCCCCTTCTTCTCCTCACGAAAAGGGCAAACTTGTGTTCAAAATAGAACTTTGGAACCGCACCGACCGACTCTGCTTTTTCGTGCATTTTGGACTAACGCTTTGTTTTACATGGCTTCTCTGGCCAATTCCTCCGGTTTCTTGAGATATTTGACGATGGCCGAATTTGCCTGCCCCTGTCCCGAAAGCATACCAATCCAGTATGGATTGTTGTTGAGCACGACATGTTGCAGCGTGCCGAAAATCTTGATGCGCTCATGCGTGGTCAAGCACCCGACTTCTTTCATCGCCTTGCGCAATTCGAGGTCCGTGTCGTAAATCTTGCCCTGCACCTGGCCGCGCACCCAGGCGACAATCTCCTTCATTGCAATTGCCACGGGTTCCTCGATCGAATTGATTGACTCTGCCAGCCGCACGGCTTCTGCCTGCCCGTCCGTCCTTGACCCCTCGATCAATTCCATCTTGCGCTTGGTCATTGGCGCGCGATCGCCACGCTGCACCCAGGTCGGCCGGTTTTCCGCCCAGTGCCTGATGATGGAAAGCCCGCCGCTGAACAGCCAGTTGTGGAACTTGGTGAACTGACCTTTGCTCCACGCCTTTTCCGTCACTTCCGGATAGAACCAGCGCCGGTCGTCGCTTTCCATCTTGAGCGCGCGCATCGAATTGGAGCACGCAAAAATGTGCGCCCAGTTTTCAATCGTGTACACCGACTGAAATTTCTTGTTTACATCAATGGTTTTATCGGTTATAATTGATTTGAGCTTGTTATATGCCTTCCAACTGTGGCCGCTGTAGATCTCGTTGACCACAACCAGTCTTTTGTTGGCAAGCCACTCATTAAAATCAGAATTCGTGATCATGTTTTCGCTGGGGTGGCTGGTATTGTGGAAACCGACCAGCGGCGCCAGGATGGAACTGCCGAGCGTGGTCTTGCCGACCCCCTGCGACTCTGACACCAGCAACATGCCGAAATCCATCTTAACCTCCGGATGCGCGATCAGCGCCGTGCACCAGTCCAGCACGATTGCGCGCTCGTGCTCTGCCGGGATCAGGTAATTCATGAATTCCAGAAACGGCGTCACGTCGCCAGCCTTGGGCTTGATGTGCCCTGGCGTGTGCATGTTGATGGCCGACGAGCCCTGCTCGGTGACCAGCCGCCCCTGCACGTCCGGCCGGTAGCATAGCCTGGTCGACCTTTTGCGGTAGCTGCGCTGCAAGATGGCCGTGGTATTGTTG